CATGAGAACCATTAAGGGCAGAACAAGAATGCACGAGGGTGTAGATTTGAGAGCAGTTATTGGTACACCAGTCTATAGTTCATATGAAGGTAATGTTGTTGCCGCTGGATATTATGGCGGGTGGGGTAACATGATAATGATCAGACACGATGCTTTAAATATATCAACACTATACGGGCATTTAAGTACTATCCAGGTGAACGCTAGTGGTAAAGTACTCACAAATAAAACACCCGTTAGGGCTGGAGAACAAATTGGTTTGAGTGGTGATACTGATGCCCCAGGCCAACCACACTTACACTATGAAGTTAGGCAAGGTTTAGCGGATGATTATAATAGTTTTGTTGGTTTACAACCACTGGACCCTAAACTTTGGATAGACCAAGCTAGTGGTAGTGGTGATAAAGCAGCGTTAGTGGGTACTGATAGTGATTTTTGGAAATTAGTAACAATATGTGCTTGTGAAAATTATATAGACCAACCACAAGGTATGGCTGATGTTGCCCAATCAATTTATAATAGGTTAAACTTACAAGGTGGGTACGGGAAAACGATAAGTGAGATTATTATGAAGGAAGGCCAGTATGCACCAACATTTAAAACTAAATCACTTTGGAACGCTATCAAAGATAAACAAACCGCAATAACAGCGTATATGGCAACTAAAAGTGTTGATAATGAAACGGCTGTACTTAGAATTAATACCGCACTAAATGCGATAACAAATAAAACGCTAATGGCTAATGCAGCAACATTTGTTGGTTCTAGAACAGAATTTTTAGCCGCACCACCAACGTCAGTTGGTGTTGGTGTTGTTGAAAGGGAACCAAAGGGTAAAAACAATGCTTTTTTCTGGGCATACAGCGGACAAACAAAATATTATGACACTGGTAATCTAGCAGCAACAAAAATACCTGATAAGATAAGTAACCACACATAACTTTTCTATTTTATCAGATATTTATTAATAAATAAACAAGTATGAATACTTTTAGCAATAAATTAGATCAATTTTTAGGTAAAAAAATTGAACAAGCTCAAATAGGTGAAGAAGTTTGTGACCTTAACACTGGAATTTGTTATATTAAAACAAAAGATGGTTTAATAGAAAAAACTCTAATTGAGAAAAAATTAGTAATGGAAGATGGTAGAGAGTTGTTGAGAGAAGAGACACCAATAAGCCACAGTAATAAAACATTTTTAAGATGAGTAAGAAATTAGACACATTGTTATCTGAAGAAATCAAAAGATTTAACAGCATAATGAAATACCAAGAAAAGGTAAATGAGGGTATGCATTATAAGGTTTATGAAGCTGAGGAAGAACCAATCGCCGACGAACCAGCAATTGAGGAACCAGTTGAGGACCCTAATATGGATGCACCAGTTGACGCTAACGTTGATACAACGGCACCTGAAGAAACTGTTCCTGAAGATTTACCTGGTGATGAAACAGCTATTGATGGTTTGGATACACAAGCTGAAGATGGAGACATTGAGGTTGATGTTACTGACTTGGTCAATTCAACAAAGGAAATGGCCGCTAAATCGGAAGATATTATACAAAAAATAGCCAACTCAAACCAAAAAATTGAAGATATAATTAATAAAGTTGGTCGTGTTGAACAAAATTTAGAAAAAATGGAAGCCTTAGTTCAAAAAATGGATGCCATGGCAAAACAAGTTGAATTAATGAGACCACCAACAGAAGAAGAAAGAAGAAAAGCTTTGGCTAAAGATTCTTACCCATTCAATGTAACACAGGATGAATATTTGTCTGGATCTAGCGTTAAAACACAAACTGACCTAGAAACTAGACCAGATAAATTATCTATGATGGATAGCTTAATGGCAAATTATAACGAAATGGATATTAGAAATAGCTTTTAATTAAAAAAATTATGAACTCAAGACAACAAATTTTAATAACACAGAAATTAACAGTCGGTGACCCAGCAATAGGTTTTGTTGAGACACCAGAATATACAATTGAATATTATGGTTTTATCGGTTTAGGTAACACAAACGATACGGTCATTGTAACATTAAATGGTGTTGAAGACGTACCATTATCAATGATGGGTATGATTGAATGCCCTATTGAATCGCTAGAAGTTACATCGATAAACAAGAGTGAAAGTGAGCCTGCACCCACATATGTTGGGCTTTTAGTGTTCGGAATTAAGAAATTCAAAACCCTGTTTTAAAAAAATATTTTAGGTCGGGGTATTGACTTTTCCGATTTTGTTCCTATCTTTGTATCAACTAAAAAATAATTTATTATGATTGATTACAAAAAAGTTGATTGGAGCAAGGCCGCAAATGACACACTGGCCGATTACGAGAAAGCAAAGTCAAAATCAACACAGACTACCCAATCTAGTTCTGTTGACTTAACAAAGTATTTTACAATTGCACTTGATGAGGGTGCAGCAAGTGGTGAGAAATCCGTTAGGATTCTACCAAATCAGGATGATCCAACCAAATGGTACAAAGTTGGTTTCTTCCACAATCTTAAAATTGGTAAGAGATATACCAAACTCTACGATCCAGCTCAAGACAACGAGCCGTCACCACTTAACGACATGTACAAGTTCTTAATGAACACGGGTGACAAAGAGGATAAGAGATTAGCCGTAAATTATAAATCTAGACAATTCTTTATTGTTCGTGTTATCGAACGTGGTAAAGAACACGAAGGTGTTAAATTCTGGAGATTCCCAGCTGTACAAGATGGTTCTGGAATCATGGACAAAATTGCACCGCTAGTTAAAAAATATGGTGCGTTCTGGAATCCTTACGAAGGATTTGACCTCACAATTTCAATGATTCGTGATAAATCAAAAGACTCTAAAGTTGGTTACACAAAAGTCGCATCTATCATCCCTGATAGAGAATCAAAATTGAGCGATGATGAAAACCAAATGGTTGAATGGTTGAGCGAACCAATGGCCTGGACTGATGTATTCAAGAAAAAACCATTGGAGTATTTGAGAATTGTATCTGAAGGTAATGAACCAATGTGGGATGCTGAACAAAAATGTTTTATCGCTAAGATCGAAGATGGTGTTGCAACCTATACGGGTACACCAACACCTAAGAGCTCTTATGATGCACCTACATCAGCCGCTATGTCTGAAGACGATGCGGAAGATATGTCATCTATGACAGCACAATCTTCTGAAGAAAAAGAAGAAGAAACAGTAACTGAAGCACCAGGTGGTAAATTAAAAATTGACGATTTGCCGTTCTAAATTAAACTAATATGCTTGGACATTAACTAGGATATTTCGTCCTAGTGTGTCCAAGCTTTTTTTTTACACAACAAATTAATATAAAAATATATGGCTATTAAGAAAAAAGAGTTCTCTTTTGAGGATTTAAAGAAAAAAATGAGTACCACAACTAAGTACAAAGCAGACATGTTTTTGAATTGTGGTGAAGCTTTCTTAGAAGCTTCGGGTGTACCTGGACCTTGTATGGGTCACATTAACATGCTTTTGGGTCACACAAACACTGGTAAGACTAGTGCTTTGATCGCAGCATCTGTTGATGCTCAGAGAAAAGGAATCCTACCTGTTTATTTGGTTACTGAAAAGAAATGGAGTTTTGAACATTGTCAATTGATGGGGTTAGAATGCGAAAAAAACCAAGAAACTGGTGAATGGGATGGTTTTTTCCTATACCGTGATGACTTTAACTACATTGAACAAGTAACTGATTACATTAATGAAGTTTTAGATATGCAAAATAAAGGTGATTTACCTTATGATGTTTGTTTCTTCTGGGATTCAGTTGGATCAGTACCATGTAAAATGACCTGGGAAGGTAAAGGCGGTAAACAACACACTGCTGGTGTTTTAGCTGAAAAGATTAACATGGGTATTAACCAAAGAATTAACAACAGTCGCAAAGAAACATCACCGTATTTAAATGGTTTGGTTGTTTGTAACTTACCATGGGTTAGATTACCAGATTCACCAATGGGTCAACCTAAGATGAAACCAAAAGGTGGTGAGGCAATTTATCAAGCCGCAACATTAGTGTTCAGATTTGGTAATGAGGCTGATGGTGGTATCAATAAGATTGATGCGACTTCTAAAGGTAGAAAAATTAATTTTGCTACTAGAACAAAAGTAACAGTAGATAAAAACCACATCAATGGTTTGGGTTACGCTGATTCAAAACTAATTGTTACACCACACGGATTTATCACGGATGATAAACG